GAACTTCTTCGGCGGCAGATTCTACGTCAGGGAATCCGTTCTCTGATGCAACCTCAATATCGATAGTGGTAATCTTAATCTTACTGGTATCAAACTTAATCTCCTCCTCTGGATACATCTCAGAAATATATTGATAGATGTATCGATCATTCCCATAGATCTTAAAGTTATCTACACCATCATAACGCTTGATAAACTCACGACAGTCACGAACAGTTCCAGGTTCTACTGACTCTACATACTCACCATTGAGTGTTTGATATTTTGTTTTTTTATTAGACTCAACAAAAAGAGTCGGGTAAAACTTCTCTCGGGTTGCGAAATGACGACCATTTTCATAACCTCGGACCAAGAAGTGATCCCCGACCATTTGAACATTAGTATAAAAACGCATTATGCAATAGCTTCTAGATACTCATCAATAAGTTTGCCGTTTGGTTCTACAAAAGTTAGAACATCTGAGGAGCGAATCAAAATTTCATCTTGATTTGTAAAGGTCAACCAAGGTTCAATGTATTCCCTAGTTTCACTATCAGTGTTAATGCCAAGAACAATTCGATATGGTTTAATAACCTTACAATCTGGTTCTCCGATTTCACCAAACAGTTCTTGAACCTCACCAATCAAAACTTTGTCATCTCTCAATAAGATGCATTGTATGTTTTTATCCATGGTTTTAGTTTTTCTCCAATTAGTATAGCAATAAAAAAGGGAGGTGTCAAACTGGATTGTGCCAGTTACCTCCCTGTCTACGGCGACGATATTCAGTTTTATTTAGATGGCTTCCTGTGCTTGCGGTGATACAAGACTAACTACTGATGCTGTAAAAACAATTGGAACAAGAATTATTGCCCAGGCATAAACAAATGCAGTAGCGGATGATTTTAAATCTTCTATCATTGTTATGGTGTCGTAAAATTGTAAGTGCTTATACTAGGTGGACCATTAGGTGAATGTGCTCCCAAGGGTCCCACTGATAAAAAGAGTCATTGCGGTCCCAATTGTAAGAGTGGCGGCTGTCCAGTTCATAAGTCGTCCTCTATAGTACATAATTATATAGCAAAAGTGTATCACAGTGATACACTTTTGTAGCAACGGCAGCAAAAATTAGTCAGGATTTATAGATAATCTTTTCTTTGATGATGTTCCGGAACAATTTTGCCGAGTGTAATACTCAGTAACCCATCCTCAAAAGCAACTGATCTAACTTCCGTTTCATCTGAGAGGGTCCAAGATCTGGTGAAAGATCTCTGAGCCACTCCTCTGTGGACATATTCTGTTCCGGTTTCTTTATCTTCTTTTTGTCCTTCGACAAAAAGTTTACCGTCTTGCGTGTAGACATAAACTTCTTTCTTTTTGAATCCTGCTAGTGCGAGTTCTAGTCTCGATTCTACGTTGCTGACCGTGACTAGGTTGTATGGAGGATAATTGCTTGTTGTCTCATGCAGCGTCGTGAGACGGTCAAAGTAATCTTCCATACCAATACTGTTTCTATTTATAAGATCTAGAAACTGATTCAAATTGGCAGCATTGTACTTCATTAGGCTTCCCATTGTACTTCTCCTGTTAAAGCGAGATTTGATTGTGTGGACCCCGAAGGCATCCGTTTGTGGATCACGCATTAACAACAAAGAACTTTGTTGTTAATAGAATGAAAAATATGATCCATAAGTATATAGTAGCACAGATCATAAAAAAGGGGGTGTTGCCACCCCTACATTTTTATTCGGTTTCCAGATCAAAATTCATGGGGAAAGGTTCTTCTTCACCTTCAATCTGATCCTTTACCCAAATATCCATGTCAAGATCACTCAAAGTCTTACGAATCATGTAATTCTCACCGACTGGACCTCCATTTGAAGCACTCAGTGGTTCGAGGACATTTTCCCTTCGCAGAACCCAACTCTCGTTGAGGAACTGCTTAAAGACTTTACGAGAGTTGGCGATCTTCTTCGCCTGTTTGTTTGCTTTATTGTAAAGCAATACCTTTGTAGACTTACCGTCCTTTTGGTTTTCACATGCTTTACGAATAACATCGTCAGCATAACGACGAAGGAAACTTCTGCTATCCTCAATCGCTTTCAGAATGTAAATCGTGTCACCTACGAGATTGCCATCAGAGTTGCAATGCTTAAACCACTCATCAGAGTTTGCAATGAAAGTGAGCACATCATCTTCATTAAAGTCGTGACTGACTTTGTTTGCAACAGACTCAGGATCATCAAATACATCCATAATTTGAGTAACAATCCTATTGATAACAGTCTCTTGATTGTTATACCGATCGTAACATCCCATCCACTTAAGAATGAATTTGATGTTATCGCGAGTGATCAGTTCAAAATCAGCAAAAACTTCCCGCTTATTTTCTTTGGAAAGAATAGCAGAGACTGCAGTGACATACATATGATCCTTAGTATCTTCTACAATAGGACCATAAACATTTCCCCACATTGCTGCAATTACGAGGATAGATTCATCAAGAAAATAATTGATGAACTTGCCAAAATCTGGATAGACCCGTTTATATTCAGCAGTAGGAACATCATGAATTACAGGAATTGCATTACAAGACTTCAGAGTATGACGCCTGTCAAAGATCCTCTTCTCCTCATTAATCTTCATCCACGGAATGGGCCATGATGTCCTATCCCATCCATAGAAAAGAGATCCTTGGAGACCCACAAGTTTATGAGTCACCGTGTCTTTAATACCCCTAACCAGATTAGTCGTAACGGTTAGTTCAGTTTTGTCCAACATCCACATTCCAATGAGAGTAAGGAATGGAAATGCTGCATAGATGTCATCTTCGGTATCCACACGAAGATCTTCAATGGAGAAGTTACTCCTCCAGGTGAGTTTTTTAGCCATTTTAGAAACCTCTTAAATAAAGCGCCGACGCAGCAACGCTTATGCTTCATTATTATATAGCATAAAAAAGGGGGCGTCAAGCCCCCAGTTTCATTCGGTTTCCTCTACTCTTTTCTTCTTAGAACCAATATTGTACTTGGTCTCAAGGATCCAGTCTTGCTTATCCTTGTATGCCAGAACCTTGATTTGATTCAAGGGAGCAATATCCTGGATTTTTTCCACATCAACAATACTGATAAGACCCCAATCGGCAAGCAACTGAGCAATACGATTACGACGTTGAACATCGTTCTGAGTTAGATTTGCATGTTTACCATCTAATGCAAATAACTCTTTGAAATGTACCAAATAATATCTACCTTGCTTATGCAGAATATGACAGGATTGATAGATTTTCTTTTCCTTCCGTGACGCGACTCCGATTCTCGTCAATGTTTCTCGTACTTTGAGGAAATCATCCGGTTCGTTCAGATAAATTTCAACCATTTGTTCGGGAGACCAACTCACCTCGGGTTCTCTAACCACACTCATCTTTTTCCTCCAGTGTCAAATTTCGATTTAATAAAGTTAACTTGTTCTTGTGTAAGAATTTTCAAAGCCTGCTTTGCCTTTTCATTACTATAACCATAATAACGTTTGACATAATCAAGATCTTTGATTTTATCTTGTCGGAGCCAGGGAGAGAATCTCTTCTTTTTCCTCACAATATTTATAAAGAAATCATATTGAAGTTTCTTTGGAAGAAAGTTATACTTATTCATCTCATTGGCAAACATCAAAGTATCGATGTGCCCAGAGAAACAACGGTTCACAATATAAGGGGGATATTCCTTCTCGATAGAAAGATCTTCATCAATTAGATGCTTCTTCGTCTGATTGATACTGTTCAACCAATCCTTTAATTCCATAATTAAAAAGTAGTAGTTCTTTACGTTTTTGCTGATCTCTCATATATTCACCAACAGACCTCATCGTATAGGTCAGATCAAATTCGCCTACTTCCCATCCTTTGAAACGGTCTTTGACCAGTTGAGACGAATTATAAGAAATGAGTTGAGGACCAATAAAGCGATCACAATCCCTAGCAAACTGATCATGGTCGAATCGTTTATGCATATCGCCTTTCCTTCCATAAAGGTTATCTGATATGTCGTAGGGGGGATCAAGGTAGGTGAAGGACTCTTTGTTATCAGTAAGGAGTTGTTCATAACTAAGATTAGTAATCTTCCAATTTTGAATTATTTGAGTGTATCCTGGAAGTTTTTCGATTCCTCGCATTGAGAAGTTGGAGACACTGGCCTGTCTACTGAATGAGGATGATTCAGTGAGACCACTAAAGCTACACTTGTTAATGACGTAAAAAGCAGTAGCGCGAAATAAATTTGGTTGAGCATAATCGTTTACAACATCTTTTGCTTCTAAAAATAATCCTTTGGCAGATGCCTCATCAGGATATCTAGACTTCAATTCTTGTAGTCTTTTATAAAGTGCCTGTCCATCATCCTGAAGAGTCTTCCAGAAGTTAGTCAAAGGTTCATATAAATCGTTCACCCAAATATTGAGACGAGGATACTTCTTAGTGACATGAATGGCAACACTACCACCACCAAGAAAAGGTTCACGATATTCTTTATAGTCTCTTAAATCAGGAAGAAACTGATCTAATTTAGTACATGCACGGGATTTACCCCCCGGATATCTAAGGGGCGTTTTCAGGGATTTCATAATCAGGTTTGTTATACTTCAAATACTCCCAAAAGGTCAGTTTCATTTCCTTGTGGGTCATGCCACAGTGTTTTGCGGCAGCAGGTAAAGTCATTTTAGCACGAAATAGTGCATCATTTGCCTCTGCAACGTTCTGTGGTGTGGTCTTTACTCTTGGTTCCACCAAATTATTTTTATCAATTTTTAGAAGACCCATATTCAATAAGCGAGTTAATACTTTCAGACATCANACGATANCCAGATCCAACATATATTTGTCCAGCAACAACAGAAATTGTCGCAATACCCCAGAAGATATAATAAAATCTTGACTTTACTTGTGCTTTAAGTTTTTTCTTTTTCATCAATTGATTCTCCTTCTGAATTATAATAAGAAATAGTTTTACGGAATGATACTATCGGATCCTCAAATTCATCTGGATAAGCAGTTTGTTTCATTCTTAGTAGAATTTTATCAAGAGGACTCTCTGTTTTAAAGTAACTCAGTAATTTAATTATATACTTCAATTCATCATCATCTAGTTTTAGATTATGTATATTATAGTGTTTCATTTAGATTCATACTCCATAATTAATCTTTGAACTTGTTTTTTATTAGTTCCGCACGGAGCATTTTCTAGACATATAAGAATACATTCTTTATCACTAATGGGTGGTTTAATACTAAATCCATTCTTATCGACTAATTCATCCGGTGCTTCTACACTACTCATTTGAATTCACACTCCACCATAATCTCTGTAAGACATGCAAGCATGTTTATCTCCTGATCCGCAACGAACGCGCCCTGATACTGATACTTAGCGAGAACAAGCACAGCAGCAGGAATACTACCAGGAACCAACGAATCATAAAGAGAATCATAAATCCTCCTAAGAAGAACGCTAGTATCATTGTCCAAATTAGAAACGATCCACTTCCGGACTTCTGAGAAATTTTTGTTTTTAAGGTCTTTAATAAGTTCATTTACTGCAACATCAGAGAACGTGGCAAGAATGCCAGAATCAATTTTTCCACTAACAGAATATCGTTGACACTCATTTAATACACGTCTCCAATCAGGAAAGTGCTTATTAATAAGTTCTACCAGGACCTTGTTATCATATTCAATACCTTCTGCACCCAAGATTTCTTGGATACGCTTGAAGAATTGTGCGGCAATTCCTTGTCGCTCTTTTCCTTTAATCCCAAATTCAACGACGGCACAACGGGAATGGAGAGGTTCAAGGATTTTGTTTTTGTAATTGCAGGTGAAGATGAATCTGCAGTTACCAGCAAACTCCTCAATAAACGCCCGTAGGAGGAGTTGTACATCGTTGGATGTGTTATCAGCTTCGTCAATGATGATGACTTTGTGTTTTGCATCTGAAGAAAGCGAGACGGTCGAAGCGAAAGATTTCGCATTGTTTCTGACCGTATCGAGAAAACGTCCCTCATCGGATCCATTGATGACATAGCAGTCTACTCCAAGTTCGTTACAGAGTGCCTTTGCTACCGTGGTCTTACCAATGCCTGGAGGACCGGCAAGCAGCATATTAGGAATTTCTCCTTTATCTAGGAAAGATTGAAACGTTTTTTTAGTATTGTCAGGGAGTATACACTCTTCAATTGTTTTTGGTCGATATTTTTCGACCCAAATAAAATCACTCATTTCAATGGTCTAGTAAAAATTTCACTTACGATATCCTTTGCACCCATTGCTTCATACATGTAGGTAGCACCAGATCTAGGATTTGTATGCTCCCCACATGTAAACACATCACAAACTGCCATATGATTTTCAGGCCATGTGTGAATTGAAATGTGAGACTCAGCAAGAAGTGCTACAGCAGTAACTCCACAAGGACTAAACTTGTGGGAAGAAATATCCAACAATGTGCTTTCGGACAATTGAGCAGCATTGGCAAGAACATTGCGAATGTGTGCCTCATCATCCAAAAGTCCAAAAGGACACTCCTTTAGAGTAAAAAGAATGTGTCTCATCCGAATGTAGAATCAGGTTCCAGAGCAATATAATACTTCAGATTGTGTTGAGTATTGGTAAACTGGGACAGAAGTTTAGATGACACAACAACATCATAGGCACCAGGAATAATCTTGATGTTTTCTACCTTAAAGTTGAAGGTAAATTCTGCATCAGTTTCACCAACTACAATGGCATATTCGTTAGAAGTGTCATTCTTCTTATCACGAACAACCAGTTTGATGACACCTGCCTCACCAATCACGGAGAGATCGGGAAGTTGATAAACTGCTGCTGCTTTTGTCAACTTCTCAAGAGTCACACTATCCATTTGGAAGCAAACATCCTGAGTAGGAAGAGTGATGTCCTTTTCAGGAGGAGCAATGATGACATTAGGATCTGCAAAGAAATACTTCACACGACGTTTGCCCTCTTTGATACTCAGATATGTGTCCTGCTGAAAATCAAGGTCAGGATCTTGATGCAGACTCAGACCATTCAGAAACTGATTTAGATCATAAATGGCAAAGTCACGGGGAAACTCTTCTTTGATTTCTGCTTCGGCAAGAATGTTCTTTGCAACAGAAATGGTGCGGAGTTTATTACCCTCTTTCACAAGAATCGAGTTGTTGATTCC